AAAGATACAGTATTGATACAGTATGCATACAGTATGGATACACATACGCAAGAAGAAGAAGAACAAGAAGAAGAAGAAGAACAAGAAAAAGAACAAATTGATTTTAAAATTTTGTTTTTAGATAAGATTGAACCATTTAAAAGTTTATTAGGGGAATCATACCAAGAATTTATTGATTATTGGTGCGAATCGTCAAAAAGTGGTAAATTACGTTATCAATCAGAAAAATTTTTTGAACCGAAGCGTCGCGTTAATACGTGGCTTCAAAACAAAGTAAAGTATGGAAATACAAAAAATCCTGACGCAACCGCTGCAAGTCGCAAAAGAATGCAAGACTTACAAAATTGGGTTAATAGCTAACGAAGACCTGCCAATTGTTGAAGCGTTTAAAGGCGAAAAATTAAACTTAGTTTCGCCGGTTACATTAAGGGAAAACTTAGCTTATATTTTTACTTTGATAGGTTTAACCCGTTTACCGGACAAAATGGAATTGGAAGTTATTGAAGATTACATTCGTACAACTTACCCTTATTTCACAGTACAGGAAATGCGAATTGCTTTTAAAATGGCAGTTCAGGGACGTTTAGATTGCAATACTGACCATTATGAAAAATTTTCGCCTAAATATATATCCCAAATTTTAAACGCCTATAAAGTGAAAGCAAACGAAATACGCCGTAATTTACCCCCACCGCCCGAACCGCCTGCAAAACAATTGACAGATGAAGAAATTGTTGAATTCACTAAAAATGATTGGTTGACAGGTAAGCGCGAAGACTTTAACCGTGTTTTTAATGCTGACAAAGTATTTGGAATCCTTTTAAAGCAGGGGAAATTAAAGTTTACCAAAGAACAGATATTAGAAACAATTAAGGTTGTACGTGAAGACAATTTGTACAGGTTAAACAGATTGAATCATATTGAAGCAAAGGAATTCAGCAAAAGGATTAAAAATGAAGACTATATTGAATCACAATGTAAAAAATTAGCGTTAGTTAAATACTTTGAAAATTTATCAAATTAAATACAGGCATTTTGGAACTTTAAAATATTGCTATACAGACAATTTTATTGACTTTTACGCAAACTATCCTGAAGTAGAAACCAAACAAAACAGATTATTATTTAAAAAAAAATTTTATGAAAAAGTGCAACAGGTGCAAACAGAACTTGGATTGGGACAAATTCAGGAAGGATAGGCGAAACGCTGACGGATATTATGGTTATTGTAAAATATGCAGCAAAGAAAAACAAGACCAATACAAAAACAAAATTAAAGAAGGAACTATAAAAGCTTTTTAAATGGACATAACCGCTAACGAACTTACGAAATGGGCGAAAAAAAACCTTGAATATGTGGGTTACCGATTAAACAGGGTAAACAATATTCCATTTGGAAAACGAAAAGGAACGATTCAAAAAGGTTGGGCTGACTTACAAGGTTACACAGAAAACGGTGTTTATGTAGCGGTTGAAGTCAAAAAATTAGGGGACAAACTAAGCGAAGAACAAAAAGAAAGGTTAAAAGATATTTTTGAATGTCGGGGGATTGTTTATATTTGTACAGAAGTGGAAAACAAACCTGCTTTAATTGAATGGTCAAAAATGAAATTTTAGCTGAATTTTGGAACTTAAAAGAAGTTAACGAAGCATTTAGCAAAATGCAGCCGGAAGAATTGCGCTACGACCTGAAAGCAGAAGTTTTTTTAGTTCTTTGTGAAATGGACGAACAGAAGTTAATCGGATTATATGAAAGGAATGAATTAAAATTTTATATCGTTCGTACAATGCTTAATATGATTAAAAGCGACAGAAGCAATTTTTACAAGAATTACCGCAATCATATTGAGTTTGTGCCAACAGAAGTAAACAAAGAAATTCAAAGACTGAACACAGAACCGACAGATTTGATTGACAAACTTGAACAGAACTTAGAAGGATTACATTGGTACAATAAGGAAATATTGAAACTTTATGCAATTGATTTTAAAAAGAATGCAAAAGAATTAAGCCGCAAAACCGGTATTCCTTATATGTCAATTGTACGAACTATAAATAAAACCAAAAAACAAATGAAACAAAACATAAGAAAATGATTTTATCAATTTTAACCGCAATATGTGCATCACTATTTTTTATTGATATTCACAACCTACAACATAAATGGCGAATCAATTTCAAGCCCTTTAATTGCGGAAGTTGCTTGGCTGCGTGGCTTGCACCAATACACTATTTCGCACCTGAATTAATACAAAATATTACTTCAACAATGTTTATTGCCGGCTTTGCTGCGCCAATTGTATCAAAATTAATTTGGAACTTATGGAAATAAAACAAGAACACAGGGATTTCTTAGACGCCAATATTGGAAATTATGAAAGCGCAAAGAATGGTTATATTAGAAACCTTGAATTGCCTGACTTACAAATGTACGAACATATTTACCGTATATATTTAGACCCAAACTTTTTATTGTCTGTTTGGTGTGGCGCTTGTAAATTTGAAATGATTATGCGTTTATATAATTGGTATATTCAACAACCAATTCAAAATATTGAAGTTATTGAAAAACCAATTCCACAGACAGAAACAAAAAAACGCGGACGTAAACCCAAAGCAAATGGCTAATTTTATACACCCAACCGCCATAATTGGCGAAAACGTTATTATGGGCGACAACAATTACATTGGCGCTTATTGTATCATTGGCGACCCCGCAGAACATAAAAAATATTGGGGTCAACCAAAAGGCAAAGTTTATATTGGTAACGGCAATATGATAACAGGTTTAGTTACTATTGACGCCGGAACGGAAGACCCGACCATTATTGAAAATAATTGTTTCATAATGAAGCACGCGCACATTGGTCACGATTGCAGAATTATGAACGACGTGACAATAAGTTGCGGCGCAAAGATTGGCGGGCATTCTGTAATTGGCGAACGTTCAAACATTGGATTGAATGCAGTATTACACCAATTCAGCATAATCAAAAAGGGTTGTATGATTGGTGCAAGCGCTTTTTTCAAAGGCGAATCAGAACAGGAAATGAAATATGCCGGCGTGCCTGCGCGCAAGCTTGGTTCAAATATAAGAAAATGAATATAGCCGTAATTTTACTAACCCTAAACAGAAACGACTTAACAAAACGCGTTGTTGACCATAATTTTAAAAATTCGGGTTATAACGCGGATTGTTTTTTAGTTGACAATGGAAGTGACGAAGTCCCTTATGAAATGTACAATTGGACAAACTGCAATGTATCTTCAAAACAAAGGGGAATTGCAGCCGGTGTTAATGCCGGATTAAAAATGACCAAAGCATACGACGGCGTTTGTATTTTAGCAAATGATATTTTGCTTCCTGAAAATTGGCTTTTAAAATGGGTTAATTATGCAAACCTAATACCAAAGACAGGAATTATTGGGATTCATTGCGTTGAAAATTTGCCGCCATTAACAGACGGAGTGCATAAAGTACATACGCCATTTGGCGACAATTACCTTACAAGGGAATTAATTGACACGATTGGCGGGTACAATGAAGAATATGACCCTTACGGAATGCAAGACCAAGACTTTGCTGAACGCGCAAATATTGCAGGATTTACAAACTATTATATTCCCGACCTACGTTCTGAACATATTGGACACGACGTCGGCAATGGCACAGAATACCGCAGAATGAAGGACGAAAGTTTAGCACGTGCGCAGTCCATTTGGGAAAAATACCAACCTATTTACCATACAGAAAAAAAGATTAAATGCGCATTTTAGCAATTACAAGTAAAACAAGCGGCGTCGGTTACCATAGAATCATTATGCCAATAGTCAATATGCAAAAAGACTATTGTTTAATGACTGACACATTAAGCGAAGAAACATTTGAAGGCAATTATGATATTGTAGTTATGAATCGTATGTTGGCAAATGTAACGCCCGAACAAATGGACGGCTTCCGTAAAAAATACGGGTTCAAATTAATAGTTGACAACGACGACTTTTGGCACTTAGACCCTTCGCATTTATTGTACGAACGATATATTTTAAATAACATACCGAAACAAATTATTGATTGGATTCGTATTGCTGACCTTTGCACAGTAACGCACGAACGATTAGCTGAAGAAGTTAAACCTTACAATTCAAATATTGAAATTATCCCAAACGCTATTCCATACGGCGAAGAACAGTTTAAAGACTTTAAAAAAGATTCTGACATTGTTCGTTTATTTTGGTCAGGTTCAGGCACACACGGTAAGGATATGGAAATATTGCGCAATCCAATGAAGCGCGTTAATTTTCCGGTACGAACTGTAATTGCAGGATATAACGAAGGCGAAAAACCAATTTGGGACGGAATGATTGCCGCATTTACTAACGGATTGAAACTAAACCCGACGATTTACAATTACAACGAAGTCACTTCATATATGGCGGCATACGCGGATTCGGACATTTCATTAATTCCTTTGGTTAATTCCAAATTCAATTCAATGAAGTCAAATTTAAAGGTATTAGAAACCGCAGCAAAGAAGAACCCCGCAATAGTTAGTAACGTACACCCGTACAGGGGTTTTTATCCTGCCTGTCACGTTAACAACCAAAAAGATTGGTACTATTGGATTAAATTATTAGTAAACGACGCAGACGCCCGCAAACACTACGGGAACGCATTGTACGAATACTGTAACAAGAATTTCAATTTACACGAAGTAAACAAACACCGATTCGCTATTTATAGTAAACTAATAGGAAATGCCGGTAATTAAATGTTCAAACGGGAAATACAGAATTGGTTCAGGTGCGTGCATATACGACACCGAAGAAAAAGCAACCAAAGTTTGGCAGGCAATATTAGCTTCAGGCGCTTATGCAGCCGACGAAAACAAAGTTTCAATTGATTTTGACGATACATTGGACACAGAACGCGGAAAAGAATTAGCAAAAAGACTAATTGCAGAAGGTAAAACGGTTTACATAGTTACACGAAGACAACAAAGTGCAAGCGAAGAAGTTTATAAAGTTGCGGACGAATTAGGAATTCCAAAAAGCAGGGTTAAGTTTACAAATGGCGCTTATAAGTGGGAAACCATTAAGCATTACGGAATTGGCACACATTACGACAACAATTCCCGTGAAATAGAATTGATTAATTCTAAAACGACCGCAAAGGGGGTAAAATTCGCGTTTCAGGATTCGTACAACGATTATCCCAAAGCTGCACTTTTAAACGCTGAAAGGGCGCTTAATTTGCGAAATGAATATAATTTAGACTGCGGAACGCCTGTTGGTTGGGCGCGCGCAAACCAATTAGCCAATAACGAACCTATTTCACGCGACACAATTGCAAGAATGGCGTCTTTTGAAAGGCACAGACAGAATTCAAAGGGCGACCCGAAAAAAGATTGCGGCGCTTTAATGTGGTTGGCTTGGGGTGGCGACGAAGGGATTGAATGGGCGCAAAAGAAGCTTAAACAAATTGATGAAGAAGCACGTTAAAATTTACCTTGATTACTTTGGCTACGGAATGGAAGATTTTATCCCGTGTGAAGTATGCGGAAAAAAGGCGGTTGACATACACCATATTGACGCAAGGGGAATGGGGGGAACGAAGAACGAAGATACAATTGACAATTTACAGGCATTATGCCGACAATGTCACGTTGTTATGGGCGATACAAAAACACATTATCAATATTTAAAGGACATTCATAACAAAGTATTAAATGGCAAAAGTTAAGTCAGACAGTCGCAAAGTATCATTCGGAAAAAGGAAATGCGGACACGCAAAGAAATCTTATAATAAACACAATCCAAGACCAAAAGCATACAGGGGTCAGGGAAGATAAAACTGTGTTTAAACTGTGTAAACTATGGCAAAAAATACTTCAGGTTTAAAACCATTTAAGGCGGGCGAAGATACAAGGCGCAACTTGGAAGGACGCCCAAGAAAATACGTTTCATTGTTAAAAGAACAGGGTTACAAATTAGCCGAAATAAACGATTCAATTCAGGCGCTTATGTCAATGACACCAAAAGAATTGGAAGCCGTGACAAAGAACCCTGACGCGACAGTTCTTGAAATGACAGTTGCAAAGGCAATCATTAAGTCAATGAATAACGGAAGTCTTTATTCAATGGACACTTTACTTTCACGCGTTTACGGTAAACCAAAAGAACAGGTTGACGTTCAACAGGACACGAAGATTGAAGTCGTATTTGTGGACGGCAAAACCATATTATAAACCTATGAAAAAAGATTATTTATTTGTTGCAATATGCAGTTTATTATGTTTTTTACAAATAGTAATTATTGTAAATTTGTGTAATAAATAAATATGCGCATAGAACTTCCAACACC